TCACGGTCATGTGTCTTTATGAAGAACTGTTACATTATTATATAGGAAAGATTAAGTTTTGTCAACGGTCAATGAAACTCTGACATTGATCTGGGTTGACTCTACAATATTGAAAAACGAATGCGTCAGCATCGACTTCCATGGAGTGATGAGCATGGTTGTGTACCAGTCCAATAAAGATCAATACTCCCACCGTCAGTATATTGAAATAGGTTACTGGGTGGACAAGTATTACCTGAATATATTTTCTCATAAAAAAGGGGGACCGAAGTCCCCCACATGATAGCATGGATATATCAGAAGTTGTACTTCAGACCAAGTTTGGTGCCGTAACCACGGTCAACGGAAGAGTCACCAGAACCGACGAAAGAGATTTCGCCATATGCACCCAGGTTATCGGTGAGACCGAGACCCAGACCTGCCTTACCAGAAGGAACAGTGTCGCTCTCGCCACCGTCCGGTGAAACAACACTAGCACCAACTTGTACATAGTAAGCAGCGTTGTCGCTCAGATCACCTTCGTAACCTACGTGAAGGTCCGTGGTCGTTCCGTTATAGTTCGAACCGGTGAATCCTGAGTTTGCCTCTACGTTGACGTAGGGACCTGCAAGGGCAGCGCCTGCGGAAAGTGCGGAAGCAGACAGAACTGCGAATACAGATTTGATCATTTAAAAATACCTATTGTTACTTGCGGAATGGTTACCCGCAGATGGAAAGGGACTCGACTTGTCCCGTGTTAAGTTTCGTGACTAGCATAGGCACGAATACCTATTTAGTATAAAGGAAACCTTTTTGGATGTCAAGGGCGTAATTGTGAGAATCCCTTGACCTTTTCAAATTCTAGCACACTTTCGAACTTGTCATGCAGTTCAGACTTGTGTGAGATGATGAAGATGTTTGCGTCCTTGACGACAAAGCGTATAATTTTGAGAAATTCGTCAGTGCCAAAACCATCCAAAGACGAGTCAAATACTTCGTCCATGATGAGTAGGTTTGTAGCGACACTGTTCTTCATCCTTGCGATCTCTCGCCATGTAAAGAGAAGTGCGAGGTCAATTCGCATCTTCTCACCTTCGGAGAAGGAAGGATAGGAAAAGTTTTCGTGTATGGGTGACTGGATTTTTTCATTGAACTCACCATCCAAGGTAAAGTTAATGAAAAAATCCATCAGTTGTAAGTATCTATTGACCTGCTGATTGATTAGAGGCAAATACTTTTTAATAATGCTTGACTTTACGCCATCATCCTTAAGAAGCACACTAGCTTGAAGACTGTAATTGTAATCTTCTTTCAGCGTTTCATGGTCAGTTAGTATTGTTTTAAGTTGTCCCTTGTACTGACTTAACTTCTCATGTTCAGAATTTCTGTCCGCGATTCGGTTGGTAAGAGTTTGAACTTCACGTTCCAGTCTTGACCGTAATTTGTTAGATTCAGAAATCTGAACGTTTGTTTGAGAAACCTCATTCGAGAGTTGAGTAATCTCCCTTTGCAGTGTAGAGAATTTTTGCTCTCTACTTTCCTCCGCCTTGATAGCTTCCTCAATTTCTTTAAGGTTGTCATCAAATTTGGCGACTGACTGCTGGAGTTGTACAGTTTTATTTACCCGAAACTCTTCTTGTATGTTTTGAGTACAGGTAGGGCAAACCGAATTTTCATTGAAGAAACTTAGAGTATCACTTGTAGTAGATTTTTTTGACTGGATTTTTCCAAGGAATTTTCCGAGTTTTCTAAGCGTCTCTGAAGCATTGCCATAGTTTGTCGCTTCGTCCTCTTTGGTTTTGACACCGCTAAGGAGGTCTTCCACATGTTTCTGGTGCTTCGCAACTTCGGAATCGAGATCCAAAATTTGGTTCTGTTTGTCTTGGATATCATTTTGACCTGATTCCTCGGTTGTCTTGATGAAATTCTGTTGCATTACTATTTTATCAGCAATGCCTTCTTTTTTCAAGTCTAAGGTCCTCAGACGGTCCTTAGAGTCCTTTATCCGTGCCTTTATGATGTCAGACATGGAAGAGAACACAGAGATGTCTAGGAGGTCTTCTATGACCTCTCTGCGATTTGCAGCAGATAACTGCATAAAGGGAACGAAAGAAGCAGACCCAAGTATAACAATTTGAGTGAAAGATTTGTAGTTGAGTTTGAGTATTTGTCCTTCCAAATACTTCTGTTGATCCTTAGCATCAGCGTCCTCATGAAGTTTGTTTCCATTACGAGTGATGGTAAAAACTGCTGGTTTAATACCACGGACAACTTTGTACTGAGTGCTATTGACAGCAAACTCAATTTCTACTACACAATCCTTTTCGTTTTGTGAGTTGATGATCTGACCCTTATTAATTTTGCGAAAGGGTTTGTTGAACAGAGAAAAACAAAGAGCATCAAGTAATGTAGATTTGCCAGCACCGTTCTGACCGATGATGACAGTATTCTTTACGTTGTTTAATTTGATCTCTGTAAATTGATTACCTGAAGATAGGAAATTTTTATAACGAATAGTTTGAAACTCAATCATTCTGCGGTTCAATCATGTCGGCAGGAGCAGCAACGACTGCTCGTCCATCTTCTAGACGGACTAAAAAAACTTCACCATTCTTTTCAATTTTTTCCATATAATCATCAAAATTAGCATGGAAAGTTTCAAAGTCAACTTCAGTCATCATCATCAGGTGGTGGAACTACAATGTCATCCTTGGTGATGATAGTATACTTGATACCTGCTTTTTCGCAAGCTCCAATTGCTACAGCATCACCAACTTCTACTACAACCATATTCAAACTCCCGTTTGCTTCTAGTTGAATAGAGTATCTTAAGGCATCATCTTCTTCTTCAAAAAGAAATACAACTTTCTGTCCAACAGAATCTTTAACAGCAAAGGCACCTTCATCTTCCATGCCCTCAATTGTGATAATAAACACTACATCACCTCACATGCTTCACGATAAACGTCTTTAATAAGACTCTTAATCTTTGTCCTACTTAGGTCAGTTTCCAACTCATCTACAAATTTGTCAAGTAGTGTTAGGGTATCTTCAGATTCCTCAGCAGCATCTTCACCAAACTCCATCACAGAAGTCTTTTCAACGATTTTTAAATCGTAAGGATTAGCAGCAGAAAGAGCGTCAACAAACCTGTCATATTCTTTCTGACTAGATTTATTGACAACAATTAACTTAACGATCTTATCTTTATACTCAGCAAACTTAAACAATTGTCTAGGAGTATCATTATACTTGATAACCCTAAACATCTGAAACGGATTATTGATTACTTCGAGTTCGTATGTTTCTGTGTCGTAGATGTGGAATCCTCTGGAATCACCCACGTCGTTCCAAAACATTTCGTAAGGGTTCCCGAGGTAGAAGATTCTACCGTCGGAAGATCTGGTGTGATAATGACCTGAGAAGACCCGATCGAATTTTTGATATGGTTGGATGTCATCGCCATCTTCCATTGTGTATCCATGGTGAGCATAGAACCCATTGAGTTCTAAGTGACCCATGGCAACCTTGGCAGGTGACTCGCGGATCTTCCTGTATGTATACTCGGAGTTATCCGAATTAATCCAGGGAATCATACAGATTGTGGAACCATCAATCTCTATGTCCGTACATTCAGTGATAGTATTGACGTTATCGTATTCTCGTAGAAGCAAGTCAATAGTATTGACTTCGTTAGTATTTTTGTAGAACGCGGTGTGATTACCGACCACGGAGTGAAGGGTAATACCAAGATCTCTGATGCGGTCAAAATAATTTCTTTGCGCCCAGTCCAAAGAATATAAGTCAATACCTTTACGACTGTCAAAAGTATCTCCCATGTCGATGACAGTTGTGATACCACGTTCCTGCAACGTTGGAAAAAAGATTTCCTCGTAGAACTTTTGAAAGTACTCATGGAATAATTTAGAACCCTTCTTAAATCCGAAGTGCTGGTCCGTGATAACAGCAACTTTCATCGGTTATTGCGATACTGTACTGCGTCTTTAATTTGGTTATATTCAGCGGACTTATCAAATTCGTCTGCGACGAATACTTCGTCGAATCCAGATCTTTCGATAATTTTTTGTCTGATCTCTAGTTGCTTTTTCTCTTTTTGAATACGACGAAGAAAAGCATAGTGAATGATCTGAGTAAAGTATGCAAAAGGATTGCTGGACTTCTCAGGATCAAAGTTGTTAATGTATTGAACACAGTTTTCAATTCCGTCACAGATCATGTCATCCTTGAACATGTAGTTGACGAAGTTGGGTTTGTAAGACAAGTGAGTGGCAATCTTTAGAAAGCACTCTCCAAGGTAATTTGTGATCCTAGGTTTAGGTTCACCTGCTGCTTCAGCGTCTTTAATAGACTTCTTGTATTCAATAATGGCAGCAAGAAACTCCTTATTGTTTACATAGTGTTCTGATCTTTTACGGACCATGTAAAGTATTATTCTGTGTTAATTATAGCACAGCTTGACAAGATCGGCAAATGTGTGTATGATGACTCTGTTGCCGTTCAAGGCATTATTAAGAGCTTTGAGATTTATAAAGTTTCTCTAGAAGATCTCTTGCCTTATCTACCGTAGAGACGTATCCCATCTCTTTAGTAAGGTCAGGATGATTGATATCAAAACCGTGATTAACGACTTCCTTATAAGTGTCTACTATCTCTGGAGATGAGATTTGTGAGATCGTAATTACCTTAGACATAGGTAAAACGTAAGTTTCATCATCAGTCAATTTCATCCAAGGTTCGAACTTATACCCCATGGGTATATTCGTGCCCATGGCACGAATCTCTTTACAGATAACAGGATTATCAATAACGATTGTTTCTGGTTTCTCTTTGTCAGTATTATCTACAACTACCATTGCCAAGATTTCTTCACCCGACACTAGTTTAATACTAGCGTAGAACTCATCATACGGACTATCAGATTTTGATTGAGATGATGTCATAGTTAAACTTCTCTTCGTTGTAGTACTTAATTCTTTCTACAAGGTGGTTCAGAGTGTAGTTACTTCTAGACCCCTTCTTACAATCATCTGCGATGTCGTAAAGTGTTGCTTTCAATTTGTTCTCACTCTTTCGTAAGACCCTACCGATTGATTGTAGAGTACGGATCCTTGACTTACTAGGAGATGAGAAGATTACGTTGTGAAGATTTTTTATATTGATACCGGTAGAGAACGTTCCAAATGACGCGATGATAATGGCGTCTTGTTCCTGCTCGGTGATCTGACGGACAGTTTCTCGTTCCTCAGTGTCAACGCCACCGTGAACAAAGAATACTTTCCTACTGTCTGTATTTATGAGGTCATATAAACCCTCCCCATGTGCGGCAACCCGACTAAAAAGGATGAGGGTATTACCCTTTAAGTCATGAGCAAGGTTCTTAATGAACCGATTTCTCTTCTCGTGACCGATGATGAACTGTACTTCATCCTCATAGGTCTCAAAGATCTGAGGATCATGCTTCATCAACAGAACTTTAATATTCAGTTTGGCGAGATACCCTGCCTCCTGTAGGTCCTTGGTGTTGATAATCTTATACGATGGTCCGAACAGACCTTCTAGCACCCACTTGTGAGTCTGTGTGCCGTCAAGGGTTCCAGTGAATCCATACCTATACTTCGCATCTGCTAGTTTAGACATGATACTGATAAGAGATTTAGATTTAAATTGATGTGCCTCGTCTCCGATGATGACATCAAACTGACCAAACCACTTACGATCCATCTTGTAGATAGACTGCCATGTGCTAATGACTACATCTTTTTTAGCAATCCTA